TGGTGATTCTTCTCTGCGTGACTGGTTTGGCAAGAGTAAGTCTAGTGATGGCAAGCCTGGTTGGGTTCAACTGGGTGGGAAATACGCTGGAAAACCTTGCGCCAAGCAACCAGGACAAACCACAAAACCAAAATGTGGTTCCAGTAAAATGAAACGCAATCTCTCCAAAGATGAAGAGCAAGCAGCGTTTCGTAGAAAGAATAAAAAAGATCCAAATCCAAATAGATCAGGGAAGGCAATTAACGTGAAGACTGAAGAATTTACAACACTACCTTTACAGATTGAAATCCCAAATAATATTAGAGATTTTAATCTTGGACTTATGTTCCGTGAAAGTTTGGATATAAACAGTGGTATGCTCTTTATTTTTAATGAAGTTGCAGAACAGTCTTTCCATATGAGAGAGACAAAAATTCCTCTTGATATTGCTTTCATTAGAGAGGATGGAACAATTGAAAGTATTAAAGAATTAGAACCATTTGATGAAAGTTCAATTGCCTCTGATGGAGAGGTTCTGTGTGCATTAGAAGTAAACCGTGGATGGTTCGCAGAAAATAATGTAGAAGTCGGTGACGAGATTGATATTGATGAAGCAGCGGGAGAGAAAGACGCTTGCTATCATAAAGTCAAGTCACGTTATAAAGTTTGGCCAAGTGCATATGCGTCAGGAGCACTAGTCAAATGCCGTAAGAAAGGTGCTGCTAACTGGGGTAATAGCACAAAGAAAGAAGAAACAGAAATAGGTGAAGCATGTTGGAAGGGTTATGAGAAGAAGGGTATGAAGACTATGTTTGGAAAGAGATATCCAAACTGTGTTAAGAAAACCAAGAAAGAAGATGTTGAGATTACAGATGCATATGGAGAGACTTATGCCATAATTCAAGATATCGTAAAACCAGAACCTCTCAAACCAACAGTTAATTCTATTGATTATGATACTTATGATATTGATAAGATGACCGAGGCAGTAAGATTGCCCGCAAGAACCGGCAATCTTGTTGACACATACTTTAATTTTAGAGGAAAGTATTTTTCATTAAAGATGTTCTTCCCACAAATTTCAGTTCCAAAAAAATCTGATGTTCAAGATCAGATTAATAAAGTATATCCTGGCGCAAAACTGCAAAGTTACAGGGTAACAGACTATGAACCAGGGCAACCGGTTCTCCATGCAGAAGGTGCAGCATGGACAAAAAAATCAGGAAAAAATAAAGAAGGTGGACTCAACGAAAAAGGACGCAAGTCTTATGAAAAGGAAAATCCAGGATCTGACCTTAAGGCACCAAGCAAGAAGGTTGGAAATCCCAGGAGGGCATCCTTCTGCGCTAGAATGAAAGGAATGAAAAGTAAATTAACTTCTGCTAAAACCGCAAGAGATCCAGATAGCAGAATTAACAAATCACTTAGAAAGTGGAATTGCTGAGTAATTTATGTCTGATAATGTATATCTTGGTAATCCCAATCTAAAAAAAGCAAATACTGCAATTGAATTTACTCAAGAGCAAATCTATGAGTTTATGAGATGCAAAGAAGATCCTGTCTATTTTGCTAATAACTATATAAAAATCGTTTCTTTGGATGAGGGTCTTACTCAGTTTCATCCATATCATTTCCAAGAAAAGTTAATTAATAATTTTCATGAGAATAGATTTAACATCTGTAAAATGCCCCGTCAAACTGGCAAAAGTACTACAGTTGTTTCTTATCTTCTTCATTATGCGGTATTCAATGACTCTGTTAATATTGGCATCCTTGCTAACAAAGCAGCGACTGCTAGAGAACTTTTAGGAAGGTTACAGACTGCATATGAGAACTTGCCCAAATGGATGCAGCAGGGTATTATTGCATGGAACAAAGGATCTCTGGAGTTAGAGAATGGCAGTAAGATATTGGCAGCTTCTACGTCTGCAAGTGCTGTCCGAGGCATGTCGTTCAATATCCTCTTCCTCGACGAATTTGCATTCGTTCCAAACCATGTTGCAGACTCGTTCTTTGCATCTGTTTATCCTACTATTACTTCTGGTAAAAACACCAAAGTAATTATTGTATCTACACCACACGGTATGAATCACTTCTACCGTATGTGGCATGATGCAGAGAAAGGTAAGAGTGAATATATTCCCACTGATGTCCACTGGTCTGAAGTTCCTGGTAGGGATTCTAAGTGGAAAGAAACAACAATCTCAAATACTTCAGAAGCACAGTTTAAAGTTGAGTTTGAATGTGAGTTTTTAGGATCAGTCAACACTTTGATTGCTCCAAGTAAATTGAGAACTTTGATTTATGATAATCCAATTCAAAGAAGTGCTGGACTGGATGTATATAAAGCACCCGAAGAAAATCATGATTATGTCATGACAGTTGACGTTGCTAGAGGAGTTGGAGAAGATTACTCTGCTTTTGTCGTTGTTGATATCACACAATTCCCACATGAAATTGTTTGTAAGTATAGAAATAATGATATCAAACCAATGTTGTTTCCAAATATCATTTATGAGATAGCAAGAAATTATAATAGTGCATATATCTTATGCGAAGTTAATGATATTGGTGATCAAGTTGCGAGTATTTTGCAATATGATCTTGAGTATCAAAATCTTCTTATGTGTTCTATGAGAGGTAGAGCAGGTCAAATTGTAGGACAAGGATTTTCTGGTAAGAAAACTCAATTGGGAGTTAAGATGTCCAAGACTGTAAAAAAAGTTGGATCACTTAATCTCAAAACTCTTATAGAAGAAGATAAACTTATTTTTAATGATTATGAGATTATTTCTGAGTTGACGACATTCATCTCAAAGCATAATTCATTTGAGGCTGAAGAAGGTTGTAATGATGACTTGGCAATGTGTCTTGTCATATATGCATGGTTAGTCCAGATGGACTATTTCAAAGAACTAACTGATCAAGATGTTCGTAGAAGATTATATGAGGAGCAAAAAAATCAAATTGAACAGGACATGGCACCATTTGGATTCTTGAATGATGGATTGGATGATGATAGTTTTACAGATTCTGAAGGGGACACATGGCGTAAGGTGGATGAATATGGAGATAGATCTTTCATGTGGGAATATAGGTAATGGATCTAGATGGTCAAATAAAACTTGGACATCTTTTATTACAAGATAGAAAATGTAGATCTTGTGGAGAGGTAAAAAATCTCTTAGAAAGTTTTTATAGAACAAGAAAAGATAGAGGACCTGTCGCTTCATCATATTCATATGAATGTAAAGACTGTACTATAAAAAGAATTGTGGAAACAAAGAAACCTAAAATTAAAGAATGGGAATATCCAGATTGGTAGTTCGCGTCATGTTTCCCCTATCAAAAGTGCCTTTTTAATAAATATTTCTAAACTGAGATCACGGAGAATCAAAACATGGCGACTCCTCAATTATCTCCTGGCGTATTAGTCAGGGAGGTTGACCTAACCGTAGGAAGAGCTGATAATGTCTTAGATAATATTGGTGCAATTGCTGGACCTTTCCAGATTGGACCAGTTGAAGAACCAATTGATATTGCCACAGAACAAGAACTTATCAATACCTTTGGTAAGCCACTTTCAACTGATACTCAGTATGAGTATTGGATGAGTGCTGCGAATTACCTTTCTTATGGAGGAATTCTCAAGGTAGTAAGAGCAGATGATACTAACCTCAATAACTCGAATGCTGGTGTAAGTGTTGCTTCGACAACTGCACTAAAAATTAAAAACTATGATGACTATCAGCAGAATTATAAATCTGCTACTAACTTTACCTATGCTGCAAAGAACCCAGGTAAGTGGGCAGATGGACTAAAGGTTTGTGTCATCGATGATCTTGCAGACCAAGTAATCGGAATTACAACAGTTAATGTTGGAAATACAGGTGCAACAATTGGATTTGGTGTTACTGCTGCTTTAAATAATGCAGTAGTTCCTGGAACAGGATCAACAACTGGATTTACTGGTTTCCTTAAGGGAATTATTACCGGAGTAACAACTGATGCTACTGGTGGAAATAGCACCATCGATGTTAAAGTTGTTTCTCGCGTAGAGACAGTTGGTGGTGGATCCACAGAAACTGCAATCACCTATCAGGAAGGTTCTACAACAAGATCATTTGGAACAGCAGTTCCTCTTGACTTTGTTAATAGTGCTGGTATTAATAGCACAGGACTTCACGCAACTAGATATACTCCAGTAAGTCAAGTTGATTGGTATGATCAACAGACTTTGGGTCTGACAAATGCAGCAACTTTCTGGAAGTCTATTGCACCAAGACCAATATCTAACGTCTATACAACTGATAGAAGTGGTAAGAATGATGGATTACACGTTGTAGTTGTAGATGATAAAGGTTCCGTTACTGGAATCAAAGGAAACATTATTGAAAAGCATCTCAATCTTTCTAAAGCAGGAGATGCAATTTCAAACGTAAATGCTCCTCAAAGAATTTTCTACAAAGATTATCTTGCAGACTACTCTGCTAATGTTTATGCAGGTTACAATCCATCACAAGGACTTGATACTGTTAAACTGACAACTCCAAGAGCAACTGGATTCTCTGCAGGATTTACACCAGTAACTACTGGAGACGGTCTCTGGGGATTA